AACCACTCTTCGGGGTGGAGTTCGAAGATGACGGTTGGGTTCCTCCTCCTTGTCTGCCCGGGGATGAGCCCCCTGTTAAGGTGGCTTTAGTCCCCAAGACGTTGTCCAAACCCCGAGTTATCGCTGTCGAGCCTGCTGCTATGCAGTTTGCACAGCAGGGCGTCAGTCGGTGGTTCCGTGATGTTCTGGAGCGGCACCCCCTTTGTAGGGGGCGAATTAACTTCCGCGATCAGAGCATCAATAGGGACCTTGCACTTGAGGCGTCCAAGAATGGCAAGTATGCCACTCTCGACCTCTCCGATGCAAGCGACCGGGTTGGACTTCAGCACGTTCGGCGAGCCTTGCGAGCTTGCCCAGACACCCTTCGGCTTTTCGAAGCCTGTAGGAGTCAGCGGGCTGAGCTTCCGTTTGGGAGAGGGATTCTCACCCTTCGGAAGTATGCGTCCATGGGCAGTGCGCTGACGTTCCCGGTGGAAGCGTATATCTTTTATTTATCGATTATCGCTTCTCGCCTGGAGCTTCGCAGCTCCCCAGTTACTCGGACGTCCGTGGCCAAGATGGCCAGGGACGTCTACGTCTACGGGGACGACTTGATTGTTCCCGCAGACGAGGCACCTGCGATTGTGGCGGGGCTCGAAGCCCTCGGGTTTCGGGTGAACGCCCGTAAGTGCTTCTGGAACGGGCAGTTCCGGGAGTCTTGCGGAATGGACGCATTTTGTGGTGTTGAGGTCACTCCGGTGTACCTCCGACGCCTGGCGCCCAGCAGTCGCGCTGATGTTTCCGGAATTCTCTCTGCTGTGGAGACGGCTAATCAGCTCCATAAAAGGGGCTGGTACCGCTCCCGAGACCTGCTGAAGGATCAGGTCGAAGCTCTGACGGGTAAGCTGCCCGGCGGAGTCAGCGAGGAGTCCCCAGCGATCGGTTGGCTGTGGGAAACCAACGCCCAGCCTCCGAAGAGGTGGAACGCGGCTCTCCAACGGTTTGAATACCGTTGTTGGGTTGCGAGTGCCCCTCGACGCCCCGACCCCCTTGAGGGAGTTGGCGCGCTCGCTAAGTGTCTTCGCCCGTTTGGTGAGCGAGGCGAACCCCACCTGGAAGAAATCTTCGGGTGGAAGTTCGTCCTTTCCCAATGGGAGGAGCATTTGGAGACGTCGG